GATTGTTCTGATGACTTCTCTGTTGATTTCCGCAAGGATTTCAGTTGAGAGAATGTTAGCAAGTTCTGCTTCGGCATTCAGACCGTGAATTGCCTTCAGGTCTTGTGCCAGTTCTAAGGAGTACTCTGCCTTCAGTGCTCTGGACTTCGCAGTAACGGTGACTTTCTCGATCGAGAATGCCATCTGGTTGAAGGCATCATTACCGGTGCCATCAAGAGATTCTGCGTCGTCTGTACGCATACCACCACCAACGTTGTATGCGGTGGAAGTTGCAGAACCAACGGGGTTCAGAACAGAAGGATTGGTTCCTGCCTGAGAATTAGTACCAATACCTGCGTCTGCGTCTGCGAAACCATTGGTGAGGTCGGATCCCTTGTCCTGACCAGAGAATGCAGAGTCTACTTCGTTGAAGAAGGTCTCAGTGCCACTCTGATTAGTGTAGCGGGAACGCATTGCAAAGATTAGTCCGGTAGGACCAGACATTGGTTGAACACCTGCGAGGTCATATGCGACCAAGTTAGGCATAGAACGTCTGATCAAGGAGATCAGAACGGGATCGAAACCTGCGGTAGGACCTGCGGCAGCAGAAGAACCGGTGAATCCACCGTTACCTACTTGGTTTGTGGGTTGCTCAGTAAGCATTCCACCTTCGTTGAAGGCAGATTGCTCACGAAGGAATTTTTCTTGGTTTTCGAGCAGGACAGCGGTTACGGCTCTACGATGAGAATCTTTGATTTCTTCGCATCCTTCAGCATTAAGAAGGGGTGCCCACTTTTCCTGCAACTGTTCGGATTGGAACATTTGCTTTTTACCTATAAAAGTTTAGTGTTTGTTTAATGTTAAATTCAGTTTTGCTTGCCAAAAGAACCCAGGGTTCTGAGATAAGCAGTCATGGAATCAGAGTAAGACTCAGTTCCAGAATGATCTACTCCCTCAGAGAGGGTTTCAGATTTAGCAGTGGAAGACTGTGGTTTAGAGGAGAAATATGACTCCTTAAGTGTCTCCAGCTTTTCACGATATTCTGTCTCACTTTCAAACTCTACACTTTCGGAAAGTGAAGCGAGTTTCTCCTTCTGTGTCTGTGCAAGACCTTCGGATACTTGATCTAAGATTCCATCAGCAACCGACTCTGCGAGTCTCTTGTTGAGGGAGATATTTCTTTCGATCTGCTCGTTGAGTTTTGTCTCCATATCATCAAGTTTTTCTACCATGCTCTCAAGCACATCATATTTTTCTTCAGGGATTGATACATAATGTTCTTCAAAAAGACCCTTCATTCCTTCGAGGAATGATTCGGTCATTTCAGTCTTAAGACCAGCTTCAACTGCGAGTGCATTCTCTTCAAACCACTCGTCAGCAACATACTCAAGATAAGAATCAACACGTTCTGCGAGTGATTCTTTTGCTGCTTCGATTTCTTCAGACAGTTTTTCTTGATACTGTGCTTCTAGACCTTCTTTGATTTCGGCAACTTTAGCATTAATTGCTGCTTCAAAGATGGTTTTTGCTTTTTCTTTAAATTCTTCGGAAAGTTCTTCACCACCGAGGAGAGCATTAACGTCTTCTTCAACGTCATACTCAACAGTTTCTTCTGTTTCAGCAACTACTTCATCAGTAGTAACTTCTTCCTCTTCAATGGTTTCTTCAGTAGAAAGTTCTTCTTCTTCCTTCATGCCTTTCATTGGGTCTGCTGCTTTTGCTCCTTTGTTTACTACATCCTTAACTTGCTTAAGAGTACCACCAGGGGTCTTAAGTTTTGCAGAATCGTCGTCGGGCTTATAGTTCTCGGGGGTAGGACCACCAAGATCTTCTACACCTGCTAACTGAGTACCAGGATCTGCCATTGTAGGCATAGGATCAGCAGCTTTTGCTCCAGCGTTTACAGCAGTTCTGGATTGCTTAGTGCCTGCTTCCATTTCCTGTAAATTTTTGTCACTAGACATTTGAACTCTCCGGTTTTCCGTATTTAAAACTATATTTATTTATAAATTAATAAACTTTATCAATACTTCAAAGATTGTTGAGAAAATTGTTAAAGAGATCTAACTTTTTCTCGTCAAGTTGTTTTTGAGTTACAAGAGTATTGATTTCTTTGTATGTTTTTGCTGCATACTTTTCACGAAGGATTCCTCCATCCCATACCCATTCTTTTCCTTCCATAATTCCTTCAACAAATGCATCGGGAGCAGAGGGATCAGCAACGATATCAGCAGCAGTTGCCAACATAAAATCATCACCAACAATATTAACACCTTCACGAGTCATTTTTAGTGAACCAATACCTCTAGAAGAAACTCCAAGTTTAACTCCCTCTTCAATCAAAGAAGATGCAATCTTACCCATTGGGGTACTTAAGATCTTTGCTTTGCCAACAAAATTAGAACCAGATTCTTTCAGAGAAACAATCTTATGTGAGACACGATCAAGATTGACGGTTGGACCATCTGGATGACCGAGTTCACCAAGTGCTCTACCTGACTGAACATGATTTTCGTTATATCGAGAAACTTCCTTACGAAGAGTTTCCATAGGATACATACGACCATTACGGTTTTTGATGTTTCCCTGAAGAAAAACTCCTTCGATATACATTGATTTCTTGCCGTTCTTTTGTTCGACAAGAAATTCTACTGATTCGATTTCTTCTCTAATAAGTTTCATTATGCTGCTCCTGTAACTTGAACTTGTTGGACATAAAGTTTTCCTGATCCAGAATCAGTTCTCGCAGCAACCATTAACGAACCTCTTAATTCTGCATATGCTGGATTAAATGCTTCACTAACTGATGATGAATTATGATCTACAGTAATTCTTGTACTGAAATATCCACTAACTCCAGCACTAGTATCAACAGATGATACAATTTTGTGCTCAAAATCAAAATCTGATTGACCAGTTACTGTAAGGGTGACTGCATCACCAACAGCAAATGGTGATCCAGTTCCTTCTGGAAAATCAATCGTTGTTGCAGTTCCAACAATAACATTTACTACTCTTTGAGATGCTGGTCTTCCGATTGAAAGAATTGCTTCTCCCCCACTTGGAATATAATAATCAGTGGTGCTTCCAGTAGGTAAAGTACCAATTGCAACATGATGTCCTTGTGAGACAGCAACAAATCTTAGAGAATCACTTTTATGTGCAATAGCACCACTTCTAGCAGAGGTTCCACTAGTTGTTAAGGTAGTAACAGTACCTATACCTTGATGGACAGCCATTATAGTCTAATGTTCATTTAGTAGTTATTTATAATTACTCTTGCTCAGAAGTATCTTCGTCTTCTACTTCAACAGTATCTTGTCCGGTAAAAACAGAATCTGCTACCATAGGACGAAATGCATCAACTCTTTCTGATGACTTTGCAAAAAGTATATCTTTGATTTTATCACTGATTTGGGAAGGTGATTCATCAGCAGTAATCATATCTAAAAGTTCTTCCATTAAATTTTAAAATAAACGGTAAAATTATTTATATTTCCCCACCCTTGGGAAGTTCTGGTGCCTCTGTTGCAGATCCGTCTACTTCAGGTTCCATTTGAGGTTTTCCGAGATCCATACTTGCTGCACTATCTAAAGGCATACCAGTTTCTGGATCTACTGTTGCGGGATCTGGAATTACACCATCTTTGATTTCTTTTGCAATTAATTTATCCTGTTCAATAATCTCCATATCTGTTTGACGCAAAATTTTACGACGAACATAATCTTGAGAGTAATACTTACCAATATAAGGTTGTGCAGTCTGAGCAAGAGTTAGTCTCTCATTCAGAAGTTCTGCTTCCTTGAGTTCAGAGAAGTGATTATCATAGAGAAAATCATACTGAATATGCTCACTCATGACCTCCCAATCTTCTGGAGTAATTACATTCTTTAGGATTAATTGAGTCTTCAGCATATCATTAAACATGTTGGAGAATCTTTTTCTCAAACGACCAACAAACTTAGTGAACTTAAGTTCATCTCTCAAGATCTCAGAAGATCTCCCCAAGTTAAACCCACCTTCGCCATCCATTCGTGATGGAGGGACGTTAAGTGAACGGTAGAGTTTCTTTTTAAAATACTCAATATCAGTGATTTCACCCAGGTTTTG